AGTTCCGACTGCGTTGTCAGACTTATCTAACGACCCAACATTTTGTGGATTTTCGAAATGATCGATTACTTTTTCTGAATACGCCATCTTATCTCCTCACCCGCATTTCGCCATACCGCAATTCAAGCATGTCGCACATCCCTCTTGATACACAATATTTGGAGTATCACAGCATGCGGGACCGAACACTCCATTGCTGGCTTTAGTTCCATTAGTAATATATTTCTTTAAACAGCGTGCAATACACTTTGAGAATGAAAACATGTCCATCTCTTTGTCTTTTTGCAATTGCTCCACCATGTACTGGACTGGTACACCATGGCGTAAAGCCAGCGATAAAGTTCTAGTAAAAGCAGAGTAGTTGGGGTTATCAAAAACTTTCACCACATCCTTGATTATGAATTCGTCGCCATTCTTTCCAACGATAAGATCATATTTGGATGGGACTGATTTTCTAGTACGCTTACGAATCTTTCCTGTCTGATATTTCTTTGGAATCTCCACATACTCAGATAAACCACCGATCACCTCATATGGCATGCCTTCCATCAACCCAATGAGGATTGTCCAACCTTCACCCTTGATGTTGGCCTGGTGAATATCACACTCCATTATCTCTGGTCTGCGTGGTGCGGAATGTGTATAAATGTGTCCACATTCGCGTGTGTCATCTGGACTTTCGGCTGGAACGAGGACGCCGGCTCGGCTACCATCCCGATACACAGTCACGCCCTTACACCCAAGTTCCCACCCAGTCATATAGACTTTCTTCACAGTTTCTACGTCAATATCTTTTGGCAGGTTCGTAGTATTTGAAATCGCATGGCACACCCACTTTTGAGCGGCAGCTTGCATCTTTACTTTCGAAATCCAATCTATTTCGTTGGCTGTCGCCCCCGCATAAGGACTCATAGCAATAAGCTTCTCATCGCTCATTGTCTCGCCTTCGCCAACCTCAAGTTGATCCATCCACTTTTTAAATTGGTGATGATAAACCCCATACTCTTGCCATTTATCTCCACTATCATCAATAAAATCAACTCGGCCATCTTCATCCTGACCTGTCAATTTCTTACGCCGGGTATAATGAAGCATAAAAGCGGGCTCGATGCCAGAAGTTGTCTGAGATAAAACTGATACCGAGCCAGCAGGAGCCGTTGTTGTCAGCGCAATATTCCTGCGACCGTACTTTTTGTTCATCGCTTTTAGCTCGGGGTCTTCTTTCCAAATCCTCCCCAGAAATGGGTGATCTTTTTCTTTTTTCGCATCAAAAACCTCAAACGCACCACGTTCTTTAGCCATCATAATCGACGAGCGATAAGCGTTCACGGCAAGGGTCTTGTATATCTCGTCAGTACACTGAATACTGTCTTGTGATCCATATCGAACACCAAGCATCGCCAAGGTATCTCCCAGGCCTGTAATACCGAGTCCCGTCCGCCGGCCCAAGACAGCTTGCGTCCGAATGTTTTCCCACAAATCTAGCTCAATTTGCTTTACTTCAGCTGACTCCGGATCATTGTCAATTTTTTCTATGATTTTCTCTATCTGTTCAATTTCTAAATCAACCATATCATCCATAAGACGCTGAGCCCTATATACAATTTCAGCAAACTTTTCAAAATCAAATGTTGCGTCCTCGTGCCAGGGAGACTCAACAAAGCTTGTAAGATTGAGTAACATCAGGCGGCAACTATCATAGGGGGAGAGAATAATCTCGCCACAAGGGTTAGTAGAAACAGATCCAAATCCCTCTTCACTATAGATATCTGACGGCGTCATCTTTTTTGCAGTGTCCCAAAAAAGTACGCCTGGCTCGGCAGCAGCATGTGCTCCCTCAATTATTTCATGCCAGATAGTACGAGCGTCTACATACTCACTAATCCGAGGCTTTGACGAAGAGTTTATAGGCCAGCGTAATTCAACATTCGAATCATTTTGAACTGCTTTCATAAATTCATCAGAGACACGTATAGAAATATTTGCACCGGTCACTCTTGCCAAATTCTGCTTGATCTTTATGAAGTCCATTATTTGCGGATGATGTACCGAGATCGTTAACATCAAGGCCCCGCGGCGGCCGCCTTGCGCGACCTCACGACACGAGTTAGAAAACCTATCCATAAAAACCTCAATGCCGTCTGTCGTTCTTGCGGCGTTGGCGGTTGACAATCCCTTCGGCCGAATAGAACTGAGATCAAATCCGACGCCCCCGCGCCTTTTTGCAATCTGCACAAGCTCTTGGTCTGTTTTTAATATCCCTCCGTAGCTATCTTCAGGTGCAGGAACTACAAAACAATTAGATAGTGATTGTATGCGATATGAATTGCCAATCCCAGACATGGGTGAGCCCTGAGGTATCACATATTTGAAGTTATCAATCATGTCAAAAATTTGATCATAGGACATTGGGTTGGGATAGGTGCTTTCTATCCGGTGTAATTCAGTGGCGATCCTGGTATGCATCCCTGCTGGAGAGCGTTCTAAATAATTCCCCTCATTATCTGTCAAAAGATATTTTGTGGTGACTACATTGGCCGCTAATTCATCCCCAGAAAAATATTCTAGAGACGTGTTATACGCTTCCTGATAATCAAACTTCATTCTTCTCTCCACCGAGGGTGCTAAACATTTTTAAGAGATTGCCACTTCTTTTTCAATAAAGCTTTCGTTTCTTCTTTTTCATCCTTCATCGCCTCAGATAAAGTTGAGACGTCGTCATCTAGCACCTTAATAGTAGAGCATGCAGTGTCAATGTGAATAGGAAAAACAATCCCATCTTTCCCAGCTCGGTTCTTTGCGATGTAAAGTCGACCGGAACCGGTAGCTTTTTCTGTTGCTTTTCTAGATAATGAAATCACAAAATCTGCAACCATCGCCTTGCCATATGCTTCTGACATATTCTCAAGACCAACAATGTCAGAATTCGCGGAATCTCGATTCGCTTGTGAAGCGGTCCAAACCGGAATCCGGAGCTCCATCGCAAGGTTCCTCAATTCTTCATAAATTAGCTTCAATTCATGTCGTAAAGAATCGTATGATCGTGTTGAGCGCATAATGTCGGCATAATCGATTATTATCACGCTCGGCTTAAACCCTCGAAGCGCAAGCTTCTCAATGTGATTTCTAATCGTCGTAACTGAAGCTGCGCCTGTTGGGTATTCCTTAATAATCAATCTCCCAAGATCATTATTTCCCTCATAGAACTTTTTCACTTGCTCTTTATTGTCTACCACGTCAGATGAAGATATGCTACAAAGGTTGGAATCATATCGAATTCCCACCGCCTGCTCTGTTAGTTCGAACGTATAATGCAAAACATTCTTTCCCACCCGCATTGCATTGGCTCCCATCTGAACAAGATAGTGAGACTTCCCAACACCGGTATTTGCAGTCACCACACCAATCTCACCGCGACCCAGCCCGCCTGCTAGAATATCTTTTACATCAAGCTCAGGAATGCCAGTAGGACAAACACGGCGGTTGATCTTTTGGAATCGTGCTTCCATGTCTTCAAAGAAATCATGCCCCACTGTGTTGGCAAGCCCAATAGACACAGCATTCTTCATCAACGTTATCACGGACTCAAAATTATCAGTAGATATTAATTCAACAGACTTTTCCAGAGCTTCCTTGAAAGCCTGCCGCTTACAGAAATCTAACGACTTTTCTTTTACATAAGCAATGTCTCCCGGGTGGGGATTTTCTTTTGCTCGAATTAAATAGCTTACAATTTGATCACGCAAAAGAACATCTCCATCTTCACTCAGTGCATCCTTAATAATGCTAATCAGTAATGCCTGAGTGGGGAAACAACGATATTCTGTAAAGTACTTAAAGTACTTATCACAAAGATACTCAAGGTAGCGAAGCTCAAAAAAATCAGGCCGCATTACTTCAACCATTTGTGCTGCCCACTGCTGGTCTGTTAATAACCCTTGAAGAATTTTCTCCTGAAAAGACTTGTTATATTGGCGAAACTGACCGCCTGGAATTTCATTTAAGATGGTGTTGCTTGCAAGAGCACTCATAGTGTATTTTACCCCAACGCTCGTAGCGTCATGAACAATTTATCGTAATCAAAACTTCTAATTCCTAGCTCAATTAAGGAACGAACAAAGCCAAGCTTGTCTCGCTTTGAATAGGAAATCTCAAGGGCACCGTCTATTTTTTGAACTTGCGTGCCTGATAAATTTCCGTGTCCTAAGTACATGAGCTTCCAATTTCTACGGACCATGCCTTCATGATCAATGATGCTATCATAAAGCTTCAGGTGCTTTTGTTTCCGAAGTTCTTTACATTCTGTAAGTATGTCGGTGATGGCCAGACTTTCTTCCTCTTTGAAGCTCCCAAAGCGCTTTGCAAGGCTCTTAAAGCCCGCGCCAGGGACACCTTCTAACCCGTCTGATCCGTCACCAACAAAGCAGCGCGCCAAACAAAAATTCACTGGATGAATATTAAATTCCGAAATGACTTTGGCTACTGTCCACTCTTTCTTACTACCTGGAGACCACACTCGAATTCTATCATCAATTAGCTGATAAAAATCTTTGTCAGTGGAAATGATGACACATTCCTCGCTCTTGAAGACGACGCCCGCTAATCTTGCTATGACATCATCAGCTTCACAGTCAGCCATATAAATTTGTGGCACTGCTGCTTTTCTTAATAACCCAACTAGTCTTGCAACTTGTTCATTGCGATTCGAAACGGTATTCGGTAAGTCTTCTGAGTAGAATCGGTTTAGCCGTTCGGGACGGCGGCCGCCCTTATAATTGGGATCAATCGATCGTCGTCTGGGGGAGCCGCCGCCTTCCCACACAACAACAATATCTGCAGGGTTATACCTCTCACAAAGTAATTGGATGCCCTTTAAGAACCCGATGATTCCTCCCACAGGATCTCCATTATCACCCATAGATGGATTTGCAACAAAGTGTCTATAAAAGCAATTGAGCCCATCTATCAATAGAATTGGTTTCGTGATCATCAGTCATTCAGGTCCGGCAAGTCTTCCAGATTAATCTCCATTGCAGCTGCTCGAACTTCCTCATAAGACTCAGTGTCTAGCATAGCTTCAGCATCGTCATTCATCTTTCTAATCATACATGCCTCAAGCAAATCATCAATATATCCCTTGTACTTGGGATCTGCCCAAACCTCATCGAAATCGTTCTTATAGAACTTCTTTTCTTCTAAAATTTCTCCGGTCTTAACGTCTACAACATTAAGCGACTTCCAAGCACTCGTTCCCTTAATACATACTTCTCTAGCATTGATTATTTCTTTGCCGTGTTTTCTAAGCTCATCAAAAACCTGCTCATGCTCCACGATTCCTTTTCCAAAATGAATTTCGAAATTACATTCACGAAATGGTGGGGCAACTTTATTCTTAATAGTCTTTGCACGAACATGGATTCCAATTACTTCTTTATTCTTGTTTTCAATCCTTTGACCGGCACCGAGCTTAATACGTACTGATGCGTGGAAAGGGATGGCCTTTCCGCCGGGTGTTGTCGTGGGATCTCCATACATGACTCCGATTTTAGTACGAGTCTGGTTCAAGCAGACCATGAGCACGTTCTGATTGGCAATGATACCAGTGATTTTTCGCATACCCTTGGAAATTGCTCGGGCCTGTAAGCCAATAGAATTTTGTTCGTACGTTCCGGCTAGCTCTGCCTTCGGCGAGGAGGCTGCCACAGAATCCCAAATGATTGTAATCGGCACATCCTTGTTCATGGCCTTAGCTTTCAAGATGGTGGACTCTGCGATGGATAGAACCTCTTCTGTACAATGCGTGTCGACATACACAAACCGCTTCATAATGTCAACGCCAAGTAAGCCAAGGTTCTCTACAGATGTTGCATTTTCAGTATCTATATAGACAACAATACCCCCAAGCTCCTGCGTGGATCGAGCAATCTGAATTGCTATGTGGGATTTTCCGATAGAGGGGGGACCAAATATTTCTATGATCCGACCCTCAGGAAGGCCGCCATCTTTCCGATTTGATATGATATAATCTAACTGTTCAGAACCTGTACTGATCCACCGCTTAACATGGGTGGGGGATTCATCATAAGCAAGATTGTAGGCGACTCTTGTGCCGTGCTCTTTATTAAGAGACTTAATTAAATCAGCGGTGAAATCTCCACCATCGGAACCCTTTTTCTTTGCCATATTATTACCTCGTAAAAGATTATAGGGTAAGAAGGGCCAGTGTTCATACAAAAAAAAGGAGAGGGAAGCGAACTCCCCTCTCCCGGTGATCAGACATCTTGAAGATTAGAAATCATCATCTTCAAGGTCAGCGAACGCATCATCAAGGCTCTTGAACTTAGACTCGATATTTTTAGGTGCGGAGCTAGTGGTAGTATTTCCGTTGAATCCGCGTTCCGTTCCACCGTCATCGTTTACGGCATCGTCACCTTCCAGCCAATCATTAACGATCTTGGTCAGCGCGTCATACGACTTCGCATCATAAAGATCATCCAGAACTGGAATGTTTTCGATCCATGTTGCGGCCTGCTTGCTGTCTTTAGCAAGAACAGACTGCTTTCCTCGAGGGCGAACTTCAGTTGTTGCCCACATACGCCCCGGGGCCTTAGTACAAATTACCTTCACATCACGACCGTCTGTCGGGTCAGTGATGTCGCCATAGTCTTCATCAAGCATGATGTTGAGCAATGACTGATAAACCGTCTTCCCAAAAGACCAGAGCCGGGTGCCCTTATCTTCCTCACCCCGTACAATAACAGGAGCAAAATAACGAGCCTTGGGATAAAGCTTCTTACAAAGCTCGTATGACTCCTTGGTTCCTTCATCACGAAGCTTCGTGATCAATTCCTGAATAGGGTCAGGGTTCCCAAACTGGTAGGGAGCAAGAAGGCCCGGGTTGGTTCCGATGTTGTAGTAAAACCATCGTTCGGAAAACGGAAGACCATCCGTGGTGTTCGTAAATGCCATCAGGCGAACGACGGTCTCCTCACCTTCCTGAGGACGCCAAAGTATGTTTCGGCGTGAGTTATTGCCAGATAGCTGGCCAAGCTTCTTTCGAAGCGCTTCCATATCAATTGCCATGTTAATCTCCAATGTTTAATATGCAATGTTTAATTGTCTGTTGTCCTAAGGACATTTATAGTATAAGAGTTAATACTCAATTTTTCAAATTATTTTTTATATATTTTTGCGCCACCGAAAGCAGAGGCATTTGCTTTTTCAGCACGTTGCCGTCTCTTCTTTCGCTTTGCAGCTGAGCCCATCCCGAGGGGTACCATCGGGCCAGGTACTCCGCCGGCGCTTTGCTCATCATGGTGAGATTCTTCCTCTTCACGGTCCTCTTCAGAACTAAGGTCTGGCTCACCAAGAATTTCTTCTTCTATGAGGAGGCGGATATACTGTCGCAAGAATTTCATACATTTAATTATTCCGAAAAACGATGTTTAGGCTCAATTTCGAAATATTGTGGCTCAACTTGCGACAAATTGTCTTTTAGCCACTGGCACTCTCGCTCAGCTTCGGCCTGGTTGTTCGTTGCTTTCCACCAGCATACAAGATCTGGATTCCAGCGATATCGTCCCTGCTTCAAGATCGTGTTCTCTTCTCTCAAAGAATTTGCGGCGAACACATGATAATCAGGCGCAACTGCATTCTCCAGGAGCTCCTTCATATACTCGTTTTTCCGCAGAAGGTGTAGCGTCGCGTCGACATCGGCCTTCGCATTATGCGAATCATAATAAAATCCATGCCAAGCACAGAGCACCTCTAGAGCCTTAGAACATCTCACGGTAGGTGTCCAATCCACTTGCGTCATGGAGCACCCCCAGATAGCATTATCAGGCACGGGAAGACCATTATTTCGAAGGGCATGCTCCACCCATTTCCTATCAAACCCAGCATTGTGTGCAATAATAAATTGACAACGATTCAACACCTTCGAAACCTTCTCCCATGGAATGGAAGACCCCTCAAGATCTGCATCTACAAAACCAGTTATTTTTGTGATAATCGGTGGAAGAGGCTCGGTCGGTTGTTGAAGAGCTGTCATCGTTCGCTTAATCCCGGAGACTTCGCCAGTGGAAGGGCTCACAAAGAAACAACGAATAGCGATCTGAATCACTTCATCTTTCAAGTGATTGAGACCAGTGGTCTCAACATCAAGAATCGCAGCAACTACATCTCCATCTTCTGGATCTCTATCAGCGGCACCGATCTCTTGTAGTTTGTTAAGGAGTACTTTACCGTCTAGTTCTAAATGCTTCATCGCTTCTCCAAGAATACATCAATTAATAGTATACTGGAGTGTCGGTATGTACAGAACTTACTCCCAGTCTCCCTTATTGGGACCAGTATGTACAATCACATTACCACCGACCACTTGAATCTGAAGTGGGACATCTGAACTCAACATTCCGGCAGACATTGCGCCCATCAGGGTGTGGTGCATAAACTTTGCTCCATTTCTAGGGTCAAGCGCAGCCATGGAAACTTGAAGACCTTGTCTGTCACCTTTCGAAACTTTGCTTATCCCACCATACGCCTTCTGCATTGCATTTGCTCCGCCAAAGGCCTGACTCAAAACTTTCATTGCGCCGTCGAAGCCGTTGCCGCCGCCCTTTACCTCAAGGTTCTTCATCAATTGCGAGGGGTCTTTCTTCGCTAGCGCGCCGGCGTCGGCGACTACCTTTGTGAATCCTCCCCTGCCGACCGACAACCCTATTTCACCAGCCTTTATCTTCTTACCCTTCTTTTTCTTTGGAGCTTGTGTCGTTGATTTCTCTTTATCTTCTTCTTCAAGAAGCCTGCGAATATACTTTCTGATTGTCTGTTCATTCATGATTGCTAAACTCTTTTATCTTGAGCGGAAAATTCCCCAAGTTGGGAACATTATATCCATTTGTTACGTATCTCTTGATATCTTCTAAGTATTCAATGTCAACATCAATAACTAGCGCATCGTGAATAACGAAAAGTGGTCGGCACTTTCCAGCAAACCTCTTTGCAAAATCATTGAAGCCAGCAATCGCGACGTCTGCAGCAGTTGACTGAAGATAATTATTGATTAGAATACTTTCCCGGGCGTCATCAATCTCAATCGGTCGGCCGAAGTAATTTTGTATGAGACCCTCTCGAGCCTGGGAAAACAAGTGGTGCTTTAGATCAGCTACCCTAAAATATTGGGTAACAGCCTTCATGAGATATCGAGCAGTGATATTCGCCGATTCTTTTTGCAGCAACCTCTCCAGTCGTAGATTCCCAGCACCATATAACGAGCACAATACTGCTAACTTCGCCGTGTCCCTAGAAACTTTTATCCCACTCGATTCCAGGAAAGAAAGATACACATCATTCGAAGCATGAACGTTTGCAAAGTTAAGCGCTACTCTGGGCTCTAATGAAATAAAGTCAATTTCGAATAGCACTCGGTTAGATTTTGTCGGTGTAAAAATAGAACGAAACTCCCTCTTTAAAGTCAGCACTTGCGGGCCCTTCTTGATCGTCAGTCGACCTGTTTTCGTAGAAGTTCGATCGTAGGTGGGAACCTCTAAGAAAGATTCTACCGATCCTGATAGCATGTGTCTCAAAACATGCGAGTCATTGCTTTTAAGGAGCTTACGTAAGAGTGTTGTATCAACCTTCGAACGCTGGAGATTATCAAACAGCTTGTTTGAAGCCAGGAAGAAAGAGGGATAGTCGCTACTGGAAAAGAGCTCCTCAATCTTTGAAAGGTCCGTGACGTATCGCTTAAAGCTTTCCATAAAAACGCTCTTCGGCAAAACATGGCGCCAGGGAATAACTCCACGGACTGGCATCCCAAGAAAACTTTTTCTAAATCTTTGAGGCACGAAATCCGGGACCTCTATCCCATACAAACGAAGAAGCGGCTCTAGCGAATCCGATCTACCAGGGTATCCAACGACATAGTACCCATCCTCTGGAATCGTGGAAACCCAGCGTATTTGACTATTGCTAATAATCATGTGATTCTCAGTGCCCAAGTGTTCACGATGTAATAGGATCGGCATGGTCCAATTTAATCGAAAAAATGCTGTTGTTCAACCATCTGATAGCGCAGTAAGCGCAGTCTTTACGCTACCGAACATACTGATGTATTTACCAAACGCATCAACTTGTGTCATTTTCAGCTTGGTCTCGAACTTTCCTTGAGACAACGAGTGGTCGATCCCTGTAACTACGAACACATTATCGATAGTCGTCCCTGTACCAAAATCAACAAAAAATTGTTGGCCATAAGAGATTAAAGGACATCCGTATGTTGTTAAAGAAAGTGAAACTGGTGTTGTTTGGAGTGGAAGACCAGAGTCTCTTGACCCTTGAGGGCCATCACCACCCGACCCACCCGCTCTGAGCATATTAACAGAGGCTAGCTTGGGATTATTCATTGATGAGAGGTCTGCTTTCAGAACTGCGGAGTTAGAACTTCCATAAATAATCGAAGGCATACTCTTCATCATATAATCTTTCAATGCTGGAAATCCACCCTTCACGCGGAATTGCGCTTCTGCAAAATCACTGACGTCTACCCCCTCGTCGCTGTCATAATCATCTGCGATTGTTGAGGGGACAACCTCAAGTAAGCCCGCATCAATCGCTGCCATTATTCCGTGGACAAACTCATCTTGATGAGTAACATCCCAACCCTCATCAGACCCAGCATTTGACTCAACTTCTCCCGGGACTCCGCCGGCGGCTGACGACAAGAGACCAATAGAGTCGCTTCGAGCCGAGCCCAGCATCTTCATCAGCGATGTGTATGGGGTACATATAGTGTCATATACATGAATACGCAAAATCGTTCCGTTTTTCCCCTTGGGGTGCGAGCCTAATTTGCATGGCACGGCCTGCATCTCAGTTGTAATTCTCGGCATCTTAAATTCTATATCAGCATCTTCGCCATAAGCGTCTTCGAGGCGCAGCTTTTTTTCGTCATTTAATTTTGTCGCATCTTCTTTAAACTCTTCCTTCATTTCTGTTTTACCCTCGTCATCAGTCTCGAAAAGGTCGGTGAGTCCGTAGACATAGGATGCTTGATTATGGATAAATTCTTTCGACACAAAGCTCATAAAGCGGCCCAGCGGCATATTCACTGTTGTTTTTGTAGCTTCCTCAAACAACTTATTGAAATCCTCGAGCCGAATTGGAATATCTGCAACTGTCAAGTTTGATAAATAGCTGGCTTTATCATTGATCGGATAAAAGAGAAATTGAATTTCGTCAAATCTTCGAGACGCTGCAAGAGGTTTACCAACCATGTACATCAACATTGCCCCGAAAGACACAAATTTCCCGTCATTATATCTTGCATTAACGTATTGAGTGCTCCCGTTCGCGCCGCGTACGGTCCGTGCAAAGGGATCCTTCAAATTGTTTCGTAAGCTTTTAAGATGGTTTAATTTTCCAGCAACAGCGTCAGCGATTGTCGCTTGAGCTTCCGCGACCACACCACCCGTCCCATCACTTCCGAACATATCCTCAAGCGTGGAGGCAAGCTCGGACTCATCACCATTTGATGAATTTCTTTTTTCTGAAATAAAGGCTTTTATTGCTGAAGCTGTTTCTTCATCCACAGTTAGGGCTTTGCTCGTGTCTGATGCCT